CTGCAATCGTCGTTGCAGAACAAAATCTCAGGCTGCAGCGTTTCATCACAAAAATGACAATGGCAATCCGGCAGCAAAACCGGCCGGCGACGCACAGCGGCCAAGCCAGCGGAAACGGTTGCAAAGATTCTGTTGTCAGCGATATCGGCGTGGTCACTCATGGTCTATTCCTCCGTGGATAAGTTGTAAGGTTCAAAGCTGATGACTTGCTCGCCGGCCCATTCGTTGATCGCCGCGAACTGCGCCTGCAACGGCGCAATCTCATGGCGAACGAAGACATTCGCCGCCGGCACGATGGCACCGAAGCCGCCCGAGTTGCTGGGGACAATGCCCAGCAGTTGCGGCGGCACGCGATGCGCCGCCAGCACGTCGTCGCGGGTGGCGGCTTTGATGTTGAAGAATTCGTCCTTAGCGGCGATCTCGGAGACCGGCAAAATCTGAATGCCGTCTTTCTTGCCACCCGGCGCATACATGAACAGATTGCGGAAATTGCCCGGCCCTTTGCTCTCGCGCAGCGCACGGCGCAAGCCGTCGACATCCTCCTGGCTATTGGCCGTGTCGGTCATGTACATGATGAAACCGGCATGCGATCCGTTCTTGTAATAGCGTCGGCGGAACAAGGTCGCCGACTCATTGAGCCAAGCCGATTGCAAGGCGCTCAGATACTGCGGCACGCCGTACAGTTCTTGATTAACGTCGGGCTCCAGCATGTGCCAGACAGAACCTGGTTCGAATTCATGCGCAGCTTGTCCATTCGTCACAAAGAAATAGCGGCCCTCCTCGACACCGCGCCGTGTGTATTTCGCGAGTGCTGGTTTGATTTTCAGAAGACGGCCCGTGGCGCTGCGACGCGCCTCGCCGTAGCAGTTGCCGAACGTCAGGTGGTCCAGCGCCAAGCGCTTAAAATCTTCGCGCGACAAGATCGACGACGGCTTAAATGTCGAGGTCAAAATATTGACCTTGAACAGAATCGCACTACTGTGGTGAACGCTGGCCGTGAATGATTTCGCCAGACCAGCCAGGTCAACCGATGGCTCATACCAATCACCGGCGCGCCAGCATTCAAAACAATCCAAAATCTCCCGACTGTCCAGCACCGAGATGGGATCACCGAAGGTGAACGCTTCAACGCGGCTGCCGGGTTCGATCGTCGCTGCCGGCGATTCATCAGCCGACGACCGTGCGCCGCCATACTTCCTACTCTTGCTCATGCGTACATCTCCATAAACGATTGATTGGTTTGCGTGCCGCCTTCGAACGGCTCGTGATCGAGGGCGTGCATCACCGCCCAGGCCAGGTCGGCATGGCCGGTTTCTTCGGAGCGTCCGGCGTCATAGGTGACGGCACGGCCGCTGGGAGTGAGGGTTTTGCGTATCGCCATGAAGGACTGCGCGATATCGATCCAGCCGGCATCGAACTGCAAGCGGCCCTTGTAGATGATGTTTTGCGCCTTCAAGACCATGCGCGTCTTGACCTCGGACGAATAGTTGATCGCCGTCACGGCAGGAAAGAATTGTTTCACTAGAGGAAAGACGCCAATACCCATGCCGGTCGTGTCGATACCGATGTACTCGACGTTATAGGTCTCGGTCATCTTCTTGATGAGCGCGGCTTGCGCTTCAAAGCCGAGGTTGCGCCATTGGTGACGCTCAAGAATGCGGATAGGGCCGCCCGGCACCGACGGCGGCGCAATCACGGCGCAACCGGCGCTGTCGCCCGTCAGGGAAGGGTCGTATCCAATCCACACCGGGCGATGCGCGAACGGGCGCGGCGCCAGGAACTTGACGTCATCCCAGGCAACCCAGGAATCGACCATGCAGCGCTGTAGTTCAGCCAGCGGAAACACCGACGCAGAGTCGTCGATGAAATTACACATCAGCAGATTTTCAAACTGGTCCGGCGTGTATTCAAAATCACGCAACTCGTCGATATCGAACAAGTCGCAGCCGCCCTTCTCCGCATCCAGAATCGTGACGATTTGCCGCCAAATTTTGTCTTCGCCGGTGAAGCCTGACGACAGCCGCTTATGACTGATGTCGATACTGATCTTGTCGCCCTTGGCGCGACGACGATTGAACCTCTCGCCGGTCCAGAGCGCATAAGCCTCATGCGTGGTGGCTGACGGCGTCGAGAAATAGGTTTTGCGATACATCTTTTGCATCGCCATACCGGACGCAACCTTGTTCAATTCCGTAAAATTGTGGGTCCAGAAAAATTCATCAAAGTAGAAATTGCCGTGATAGCCCTGCGCCGTGCGCGCGTTCGTGCCGAGGAAATACAGATGTGCACCATTGGGCAGCACAATTGGATCGCCAGACAACTCGACGCCGCACGCCTCCTTGGCGAATTGGATGATGTATTGCTTGAAGACGTGAGCTTGCGACTTCGATGCCGATAGAAAAATCTGATTCCTACCTGTCTGAATCGCATCGACCAAGGCTTCGCGCGCAAAGTACCAGGTAGCGCCAATCTGGCGTGATTTGAGAATCGCCCGCGTGCGTTGCTCAGCGTTGCGAAACCAAACCTTTTGATAATCGAAGAGCGCATCGTTAAACGCTTCCAGCAGCTTACGTTGATGTTCTTCATTGAGCTCGTTGCGGCTGGGCTTCTTCTTCGGCCCGGCATTGCGATTAGCAATGTTTGGATTCAAGTCGCCTTCATGGCCGCCCGGCTGTTCGTAGCGTCGCACGCGCGCCAGTTGCACGACCTGGCGGCCGAGCAAGTCGATTTCTTTGTAATCGCCGCCGGTCTTTACTTCTTTCGCAATCAATTGCACCATGCGCGCTTCGACGGCGATTTCAATGCGCTCAGACGCAGGCACCTTTTCCCATCGGTCGCGCTGCTTCCAACTATTGACCGTCGAACGCTTCACACGCAGGTGACGCGCAATCGACGACACGCGCCAGCCTTGGAAATACAAGCCACGCGCCTTGCGTCGCGGCTCGCTCAGCTCGTCGCATTTTTCAGTGGTGTTTTCGGAAATTTCTAACATGTCGCCAGCGTAGGCGGCGCGCGCGCGTAGCGGGTAATCGGCGAAGCCAGTAAGCCTGTTATCAACCCTCGCAGCGTTGAACGGAATCGCGCATCGGCGGACGATAGCGTTATCCGATCAACCGACAACGAGCGCAAACACATGCCCACCAAAAGCAAATTCTTTCGCGTCGCTACCGAAGGCGCGACGACCGACGGCCGCACGATAGACCGCAGCCAAATTCAAGAAATGGCTGCCAGCTTCAACCCTGCTACCTATGGTGCGCGTGTCTGGCTGGAACATCTGCGCGGCATCATGCCGGACGGTCCCTTCAAAGCCTACGGCGATGTCACCGCAGTGAAGGCTGGCGAAGTTGAAATCGACGGCAACAAGCGCCTGGCACTGTTCGCGCAGATAGCACCGACGCCGGAAATGATCGCCATGAACAAGGCCCGTCAAAAGATTTACACCAGCATTGAAATCAATCCAAAATTCGCCGACACCGGCCGCGCCTATCTGGTTGGTCTAGGCGTCACCGACACGCCCGCCAGCCTCGGCACCGAAGCCCTGACTTTCTCGGCGCAAAACCCGCAAGCATCCATCTTCGCGCACCGCAAATTGTCGCCTGACAATCTGTTCTCAGCCGCTGTGGAAACCGAACTGGTGTTTGAGGATGACGCGCCAACAGTCGGTACCAAGTTGGCAGATTCGGTCAAAGCCATCTTTACCCGCCTGACCAAAAAATCAGACAACGACGACGCGCGCTTCGCCGATGTCTCCGAAGCGGTCACCGCCGTTGCCGAACAGTTCGGCCAAGTCGCCCAACGCAACGATGGCTTCGACAAACGCCTGGCCGAGCTCGAAACCCAGTTCTCTGCCGAACGGGAAGCGGCCGCCGAATTCCGCCGCAAGCTCGACTTCACCGACAAGAGCAGCACGCACCGCCAACCAGCCACCGGCGGTGACGGCGCATTGCAGACGGATTTCTAAGTCGGCGCGCTCACCCAAATAACGGCCACCCCATTCACGCATCCCCCTCGGAGCCCCATCTATGAAGAAGCACACCCGTATCGCCGTTGCCCACTACACCCAGCGGCTGGCGCAATTGAATGACACCGACAGCGTCGCCGCCACCTTCTCGGTCGATCCCTCGGTGCAACAAAAGCTGGAAACCAAATTGCAGGAAAAGTCCGACTTCCTGAGCAAAATCAACATCCTGCCCGTGACCGAACAAGAAGGTCAAAAGATTGGCCTGGGCGTCTCCGGTCCCGTGGCCAGCCGCACCAATACCGCCAACAAGGAACGCCAGACACGCGATGTCAGTACCCTCGATCAACGCGGTTACCGTTGCGAGAAGACCAACTTCGACACCCATATCACTTATCAAAAGCTCGATACCTGGGCCAAGTTCCCCGACTTCCAGACGCGCGTCTCCGGTGCCATCATCGAACGCCAGGCACTCGACCGCATCATGATCGGATTCAACGGCATCAAGGTCGCGCCAGATACCGACCTGGCCGCCAACCCGCTGCTGCAAGACGTCAACAAGGGCTGGTTGCAACATCTGCGTGAAGATGCGCCCGAGCGCGTGCTCGGCCTGGTCGGCAAAGACTTGCCGGGTAAAGTCGTCATCGGCGCCCATGCCGGTGCGGATTACGCCAATGTCGATGCCGCTGTCATGGATGCCATCAACCTGCTCGACACTTGGTATCAGGAAGACACGGGTCTAGTCGCCATCATCGGCCGCAAACTCTTGAGTGACAAGTATTTCCCGCTGGTCAATACCAAACAGGCCCCCACCGAAACGCTGGCCGCTGACATCATCATCAGCCAGAAGCGCATCGGCGGCCTGCCAGCGGTGCGCGTCCCCTTCTTCCCAGAAAACGCCATCCTGATTACGCGCCTCGACAATCTGTCGATCTATTACCAGGAAGGTGCACGCCGCCGTCGCCTGGTGGACGAGCCCAAGCGCGACCGCCTGGAAAACTACGAATCGTCCAATGACGCCTACGTGGTCGAAGACAACGGCCTGGCCGCCTTCATTCAACACATCGAATACCAAGCGGAGGCCGCGTAAATCATGACGCATCACTCCCCTGCCCTGCGCCATCGCGAACGTATCATGGCGGCACGCTCGGCGGCCGCCACAGAAAGCGGCGGCGTCACCAGCGGCAGCGCCTACGAGCTGCAATTAATGAAGCTCGCCGGCGACCGCCGCACGCTCAGTGAGATTCAATCCATCGAACGCAAGATCGCCGTCAAAGCGACCTTGCTGCCGAGCTATCAGGAATGGGTCGATGGCGTCTTAAGCGAAGGCAATGGCGGTCAAGACGACGTGCTGGCGACGATCCTGGTCTGGCATATCGACACCGGCGACTATGACCGCGCCTT